AAGTGGGTATGAGTTACCTGGTGTTGATCTCGTGGCCAATATCGTCACCACAGATTTTCAAACCACTAGTACTACTAACAGTCTGATCACAGTTGGATTCACTACTGCCCACGGATTATTTGCTGGTAATGTAGTTAACATTAGTTCATTGAGCAAAGCTATTACTAATTTTAGTCGTGCTGACGGCATGTTTGTTATCAATTCTATCCCCACTGTCAATCAGCTAACCTACTTTGCCCGAGGCACGGTTGGTACTGTCAATGGACAGAGTTTATTGAATGACGACACGTTGATCAAACGTGGCAATCTTTTTGCGGGTGCAAGTATTCCAGTTACTAGTGCAGCAAGCGACGGAGCCAATGCTTCTGTTAATACCTTAACAACTACTTCGCCACACGGACTTATACCTGGTACTCCGATAAATTCTAACGTGGCTACTGGTACCAATGCTACCCTAGCATCAGGACCTTTTATTGTATTAAGTGTGCCCACATCAACGACATTTACTTACCTAGCCAGGGCCGGTGGCATAGTTGCTACACCAGCAGGGGTGGTATTACATGCATTTAGTAACTATCAAATTTTACATAGACCATTTGATGGTGGTGTGATTTTAGAAACAAGATCACCCGTCTATGGTGCGTCAGTAGTTCGGCAAAGTAAGAAATACTTCCGATACCAATCAGGTAAAGGATTCCTATGGTCAACAGGTACCTTGATGCGACCTAACTACGATGTACAGAGCGTAACAGCAAATGCCACTGCCATTGGTTCTACCATCACTATCACCACAGATGATATTAACCACGGATTACAAGTTGGTGCGACTGTGGTATTAGAAGGGGTAACTACCTCTGGATACAACGGAACCTATACCGTGGCTTCGATAGTTTCTGATTTTGCGATCACTGTGACGGCTACATCAGTCTTGGGTGCTGCTACCGCAGTCTTAGATTTTGAATGTAGACTTTATGTAACCGTCTGGCACGGAGCAGTAGTTCGAGCAGGCTTGTTTGATGATCAGAACGGAGTATTCTGGGAATATAACGGCAGTACATTAAGTGTAGTCAAAAGATCTTCAACATTCCAAATAACTGGTAGAGTCTCTACAACCATTGACTCAAATAGTATCACAGGAACCAGCACTAGATTTACTCAACAACTACGAGTCGGTGATAAAATGGTTATCCGCGGCATGACCCACTTTGTTGCCAATGTAATCAGTGATACTTCACTGTCGATAACTCCGGATTATCGTGGAATATCAGCATCTGGTGTACGTGCAAGCGTTGTAAGAGATCAACGAATACCACAGAGCCAATTTAATTTAGATACCATCGACGGTAATGGTCCTAGTGGATACAACTATAATCTTAGTAAGATGCAGATGCTGGGTATTCAGTATTCTTGGTATGGTGCTGGATTTATCGACTTCATGATCCGCGGCAGTGATGGCAATTGGGTATTTGTACATAGAATAAAAAATAACAACGTCAACAACGAAGCGTATATGAGATCAGGTAACTTGCCTGTACGTTATAGTGTCGAAAACGATGGAGCTAATAGTTATCTAACCGGTGCCATGACCAATATACAAACTACAATACCATTGGCCGACCTTACATATTTCCCTGATTCAGGTACTGTTTATATCGACAATGAATTGATCAGCTTCACTGGGCGAAGTGCGACCACTGGCGCAGGTAACCTAACAGGATGTACCCGAGCCGCTACACTAAGCCAAAACTTTGCAGGTACAACAAATTCACTGACCGCCGCTGCAGCTATATCACATGCCTCTGGCGTGGGGGTGATCTTAGTCAGCAACACATGTAGTCCAACACTTAGCCATTGGGGTAGTGCCCTGATCATGGATGGTGGATATGATGAAGATCGTGGTTATATTTTTAACTATGGTGCTACTGTTAATACCCCGTTAACTTGGACCAAAACAGCATTTTTAATTCGCCTGGCACCTAGTGTATCAAATAGCCAGACTGGTGGTCTCGGAGTTAAAGATCTACTAAATCGAAGCCAATTATTGTTAAATGCTGTAGGTGCCGCTGTATTTGGTGGAACGGCTACCACAGGTCCGTTGATTGTTGAGGGCATCCTTAATCCTAAAAACTTTCAAAATGCAACCTTTAGTGCTCTAGAATCTGAAGCAGTAGGTGGACAACCTAGTTTTGCACAGGTAGCTACCAGTGTGACTTGGAGCTCAGGCAATGCCGCAGTTGCTGGAGAACAAGTATTTGCTTATACCGCACCGTCATCTGTTGGAGGAACATCAACAGAACGTCTCGATCTAGTTGAGCTGAAAGAATTAACAGGCGGACCGATTGGCGGCGACTTTAAATTTCCAGACGGTCCTGATATTCTAGCAATTAATGTGCGTATGGGTTCAGGTACTGCTACTTCTGCAACAATATATCTACGTTGGGGCGAAGCTCAAGCATAATACCCTAAGTAAGCATAAATATACAGTATATAGGAATTAAAACGTGTCAACACAAATACAATATAGGCGTGGAACAGGAGTACAAAATGATGCCTTCACGGGCGCCTTAGGTGAAATCACCGTTGATACTACAAACAAAACAATTAGAGTGCATGACGGTGTTACTGCTGGTGGTAATACCATTGTTAATACCTATACTGCTCAGACTCTGAGTTTTAAAACTTTATCTGCGCCAACAGTTACAGGAATATTAACATCCACTGGATTCATTAATACCTCAGCTAACGTGAGTGCGGCGATTGGATCGTTTGATTCTATCACAGTCAGAGCAGCGGTTACTGCTATCGCTAATGGTGGTACTAATGGAGTTGGTAATATTGGTGCGAGTGGTGCTACATTTAATACTGTTTGGGCCAAAGCAACAACAGCACAATACGCTGACTTGGCTGAAATTTATACAAGTGATCAACAATATCCCTCTGGTACTGTGGTCGTGTTTGATGGCGAACAGGAAGTAACACAAAGTCATAGCAGTCATGACACACGCATCGCAGGTGTTGTATCTACTAACCCAGCATATTTAATGAATCACGATGAAATTGGTGTACCTGTGGCACTTCAAGGTCGAGTACCTTGCCGTGTTCTAGGGCCAGTTAGCAAGGGTGATAGGGTAGTAGCAAGCCATATCGCTGGAGTAGCACAGGCCCTAGATCCCGCACAATATCAACCTGGTTGTATCATTGGCAAGGCTCTGCAAGCCAACAATAGTACAGATATTAGTATTATCGAAGTAGTAGTAGGACGCCTATAAAACACTTGACTTTCTGACCAAAAGACTGTATAATAGCTGTATAGAAAATGGTTAGAAAGGTCCAAATTGAGTCAAGTCACAGTTAGAACACGCTTATATCAGCCCAGTTATCATCGAGTCGATGCTTATCTAGAGCATGAGATCACTGGTGAAATTCTCAACACAATCAAATGGTTAAAGCCCGATGAAATAGCTATCTCCAATCTCGCTCACCCTAATAAATTCAGCATCTTACATAAGAAAAATATCTTATGGATCAAAGACTTACAAGGTCGTAAAAGTACCGTTAAAATTGATGCAGACTATAAGCAGTGGACGGTCAAAGGTTCAAAGGGTAACGAGTATCTTGTAATCCGCCAAAAAGGTCAGTATAATTGTACTTGTACTGGATTCACATATCGTAAATCATGTCGTCATATCACAGAGGTAGGTAATGAATAATCCGTGGAACATAATCCAAGAACTAGAAGCTGATAATAGTCGCCTAGCCAAAGAAGAAATCATCGCTCGTGAAGCACTAGCAGGCAATGATGAATTCTTTGCTGGGTGTCGTTTGGCGCTCGATAGTATGGTTACATTTGGTATTAAACAAGTTTTGACAAAAGAAGGTAGTGGTCGTGGGTTAAGTTGGACTAATTTTGAAAAACTTACTACTGCATTAAGTACCAGACAACTAACGGGCAATGATGCTATCACTGCGGTCAATCAGTACCGACTACAAGCCACAGAAGAACAATGGAACAATTGGTATCGTCGTATACTGATTAAAGATCTACGCTGTGGTACTAGTGAAAAGACCATTAATACTGCGGTTAAAAAAGCTAAGAAAACAAATTACGAGATACCTGTGTTTACCTGCCAACTAGCACATGATTCAGCTAATCACGAAAGCAAGGTTGAAGGTGTTAAATTAGTTGAAGTTAAATTAGATGGGGTGCGTGTTATTACTGTTGTTTATCCAAACGGGCATGTTGAACAATATAGTCGTAATGGTAAAGAGCTAGTAAACTTTGAACATATTAAACGTCAAATATCCAAGCACGCTATATTCTTTGCTGAGCCCGTGGTGCTTGATGGTGAAGTTATGTCAGCTAGTTTCCAAGACTTGATGAAACAAGTACATCGTAAAAGTGATGTTGAAGCCAACGATGCTGTGTTAAACTTATTTGATATCCTGACATTAACAGAATTTAATCGTGGTCTTGGTGATCACAAGCAGATTGATCGTAGTTATAGCCTAGCCGCATGGTATGGTCAGTTCCATGATCATATGCCTAACGTAAC